AAGGCCATCTGTGTCATCATTGCGCTTTGCGGGTCAGTAGCGAAGTCGAGTAACCCAGCCATATTATTGTCCTTTCAATTGATTTATCCACATCGCAGTCGGCCCAGAATCTCTCATTGATTGCGCTAAATCAATTATTTTCTGCACATCTTCTGGCCCAGATATGTCGTGGATAGATTGAGAATTAAATACACCTTTTGTGTGGCCTGAAAATCTAACAGGATCATTTATAAATCTTCCTGTTTGTGGGTCAAATATGCTTACATAAGAAGACGGCCCCCCAGCACTTCCTGAATGTTGAACCGTTGCTTTAAACCCTTTTTTGTTAAGGACTTCCGCTAAATCATCAGCAGATTTTTGGATAAAATCTCTACCTCTATTTGGCATCCCATTGACATTCAATATCCCCGCCTGAGGATTCAGCGTCCTCGGTGCCGACAGGTTGCGCCCGGCTTGGTTCAGCCATGCCGCGATCTGGGGCGCTTTGGCTGCTGAGACGATGGGCATCACGCCGCCCACAAACTCACCAAGAAGGCCAGCATTGCGGTTCTTTGGTTCTGCCGTGAATCCAGCCTGTCGCAGCCAATCAGACCCGCCAACCGGGGCTTTGGACACAGGCAAGCCAGCCTTACCTAGTAGCCAGTTGATCCCATCGACCGGCGCCGACAGATTGGACGCCGCCGAGTTGGACGCGCCCTGCAAGAAGCTCACGAAATCATCAAGTGTCGCCATGTTAATTACTGCCCTGTTGAGGCATCATCAGATTTCGGTATACCTGAGAACCCAGCAAGCCACCACCGAGCATGTTAGACACGGGGTTTGTATAGATCGGCTGGGAAGATGTTCCGCCATAATTCCCCGTAATCGCCGAACCGTACTTGTTGATGTTCGTCCAGGGGTTCGATGCGCTGTTCTGCCCCGCTGAAAATAACGGGCCAAGCGAACTAACTGTGCGATTGACCGCATTTTCACCAAGTTGCTGTTGCGTCCCGTAATCCTGCATCCTTGCGTTAGTTGCAATCTTGCCTAAAGTATCCGCAGCGGTACGCCCAAAAGCCTCTGTCACACCGGAATTCCCGAATGAGCCCGATGCCCTTTGTGCCTGGTCGTACATGGGCATGAGGTTGCGCATGGCGTCTTGTGAGGCGTTGTTGATCGTCTGGGTCAGATAGGGATTGTCGACGCCAGCCAGCGGATTTATCTTAGGGCCATTGGCGAAACCTTGCATACCTTGTAAAGCGGAGGTTTCATAAGGTGATCCCGCCCCTGAATCAGAAGCGGCCTTGGCCTTGTTGAACATATCCAGCAGGTAAGGTTGCTGAGGCGTCCAGGGGGCTTGCGTCTTAGTTTCCGTGCCGGTTTGTTTGGAGCCATCAAGACTGCCCAATAATCCACCTGCGATTGTAGTCAGCCCAGCGGGTGATGTCAGGCCATTCAATGCAGTTGTGGCAAGATTCCCCCAATTTATACCCGATCCACTAGAAGCATCCGGGCTATATGCAGGGTAAGAATCCCACCAGTTGGGTGAAGCTGTGGTTTGTGCTGGATCGTAATAACTCCATGATTGAGTGGGGTCATAGAATGAATCCCCATTCCCGCTTGTGCCACTTGTCCAGTTATAAGAGTCCGCAGGCGAATTCCATGCAGAAGGATCGTAACTTCCATTAACGAGATTAAGATCAAAGATACCCATAATTACCCTCTTCCTCTTTGCTGAATTAGTTGCATTGCTTGTTGCTGGCTATAGCCTTTTTGGGTCAACGTGGCCATTGCTTGCCTTACCCATGGCGGCATTTGTCCAGGAATTTGTCCAGATATTTGTCCAGTCATTTTTCCTTGCTGTGCCTGCTGTAGCATAGGTTTTTGCGGCTGGTTATTACTCATAATTTGTCCTAGCATTCCGGGCGAAGATAAAGCCAATTGCTTCAACCATGGGTTATCCGTTTGACTGGCTCCAAATTTCGCAGTTGTGCCCAGAAGTGATCCAATTGCGGCATTGCCAATATCTCCACCGCGAACTGCGGTACTCGCGGTAGTCCCTGCCAGATTCTTAAGCCACGTATTATCAAAGTTGCTGGCAGCAGATGCCCCAGCAAGACTACTAGCGCCACCTAAGAATGCCTGAGTCGGATCCTGCCCAGCAAGCATATTGATGCCAGTTTTTCCGGCTGTTGATACAAATTGTGCAGGGGAAACTCCAGCAAATCCAGACGCCGGATTAGAAGAAAAGTTGGTGTTGGCATAATTGCTTAACCCGCCACCCAAACCGCCTAATGCAGCGCCCTTGAGAATGTTTCCACCACTAACAGCCGAGGTAATGCCCCCCGCCAATGCCCCACCACCAATACCTGACAACCCTAGTCCCGCTGGGCCAAGTGCAAATCCCAGTGCGATAGGGGCAAGCGTTCCAAGCAATCCACCGCCGAATAGGCCTTCGTCTGGATCATTCCGTTTCTGTTGCGCTCCTGGTGACATATCGGAACGCCACTGATTTAACGCTGCTAAATTCTGTGGCGTGGCTGTCCCAAGTTCTTTCACTGACTGCGTCAATGCAGGCGTACTTCCATCAAAGCCAGCCATTACAGAAGGCCAGTAGTTCTCATCTGTAAACCATGCACTATCTGGTGTCGGATCAACTCCACCCGGCTTTCTGGCGGCTTGTTGCCCATATACCGCCAAGGCTTGTGTTGGGTCTTTCGCCCATGTTGATCGAATCAGGTCGTCGGCTTTTGTCGATGTATCATCTGTAGTCAGCCAACTAGAAAACCGAGGGTCTCTAATCGCTGCGGATAGCTGCAATGATGCCGGAGCAGTGCCATTACCTGTTACTGGATTCCATTGATCGCCATTCTTTTGAAATACTTTTGTCCCATAACCCGACCCACCCACCTTGTAGGTTAAATCGCCTAATGTATAGGAATCTCCATCAGAGTATGGGTCAAAACTCTTTTGCATAAACCCATGGGGAAGCCTCTTATTAACTGGTGCAGTAGTGTTTTGCATAGACCCAGGGAGAAGCCTATTATTAAATGGTGCAGTAGTGTTTTGAGGAGTTAGCCCACCTAACCCCCCAAACTCCGGCGGCCTTTTAAATCGAGGTTGTAATCCAATCATAACTAGTCTCCTGTGAGATACCTACATTGCACCCACGTCCCCGGTGTGCCGGAAACGGTACATACAAACCCCACAACAATATATTTATTTCCCGCTGTCCCTGCTTCTACAGGCGAGCTATGCCGGACAAAATCACCCTGCGCCCATGTGCCCGTCGTCGGTGCGGCTGTATAGGCATTCGTTACAGCAGAAATGCGGCCCTCAGTCAGTGCATTTAACTGGCTTATAATTTCGCTAAATCGCTTTCCCATCGTCCATATAAGCGAACCAAGCCATGTCACCGTCGGCTGTGGATTACTTGGCAGCTTCGCATCGACATTGATTCTCATTCTGTCCCCTCCCCTTGAAGCGAGACATCAAGGCTCGATAATTCAGACACGCCCGAAGTACTTAGCTTGAGACGATGCCATCGGCTTGACCGGAACAAGTCACACTTGCCGCTAGTCATGGTGACGGTCTGATCTTGTGTCAGGCTTGAGCCGGAAGTGTTGCGGTAATAATTGGTCAACGTAGCCGAGGCAGGGGCTGTGCTGAACCTTGGGCGTACTCTGTCTAGCAGGCTGAACGTATTATCATCCCCCAAATCCCCAGTTGTTATTGAGCAAGTCCCCGGTGTCCCCGTCAAGGTTTGCATGGTGTGAGATGTGTCGAAAATCGTGGGAACGGGATAGTTCTGTGACCAGAATGGTGAGTCATACGTGATATTGATATCGGCATACGTCGCAAAATAGCTGTTGATATTCGCGTATGTGATTTGTCCCGTGAGGTTTTCCAGCCCAGCTTCTGCCCCCCGATTGATCTTGCCCCACTTGTCGGTTTTGTAGTTGTAGCAGATGCAACTATCATTGATTCCTGTCGTTGCTGCATTACTAGGGTAAAAGAACATCACCAGCGAGTTGATTCGATCATGCAGGCTCACGATCTTGTAGCGGTATTGCTTATTCAGGTCAGTGAAAAATGTTTTCTTGACCGGGCCGCCTATCCCTATTGGACGAGAACCGTC